CAAAGAAAGAAACTGTTTTAGGATAACCTGTATGTTCAGACCAAGCACCTAATGCCCAATCTGTTGTAGCCGCCGCAGATCCAATATCTTGTTTAATTTCCCAAGTAACTTGTGTTGGTGATATGTATGCTGTGATTACACCCCATCCATCTTTCATTCTTACAGATCTACCAACATCTTCTGTATGAAAACCTGTTTCATTTGGTGAACATTCAAAAGTTGAAGCTGATGCTGTTAATGTTCTACCTGCACCAACACCACTTGCAGATGATGTAAATGTTACACTACTTTCATTATCATCTAAATATGGCCCATTAATAAATTGTACAGTAGATAATGTCCAAGATGTATGTCCTGTTCTTGATAATTTTCTTGGTTGTAATGTTTCTTCTACAATATACATAACGTCTGCTGATTGTGTAAATTGTATGTCATACAACATACTTTCAGTAAAAGGTGATGCTATTTCATAAACACTAGCAACAGTACCGCCAGATGTATATGCAGTATAACCTGTACTATCTACACCAGACAATTCAAAAGTATTTGTTGTTACGTTTGCTATTCTAAATCTTCTGCTATTTAATTCTGTCATACCACCAACACTATTAATCCAAACGTCTGTGCCATTTGTATAACCGTGTGATGCAACTGTAACTACAGCAGGATTAGCTTGTGTAATGTTAGTTATATTTTTTGTTGCATTAGTTATTTGACCATTATCTTTAAAAAAACGAATATATTGATCGCCAAATTCTAAAATGTAAGATTGTTCTATATTAAATTCAAAAGGTATTAATCTAGTTATTTTGCTACTATCTTTTACTTCTGCAACAAATTTAGTACCATATCTTCTTGTAGCGCCTCCTTGTGGAAACACCGTCATATTTTCTAATAATTCAACACCATTATTATATTTTTTAAAATCAACTTGACCAGCAAGTTTTGGTGTTAATTCACCAGCAGTAAAATTTGTTTGAAAAGGATGTACACGTGCCATTATTTTCTAAAGTCCGTAAATGTACCAGAAACAAGATCATCAATAAATCCTTCTTGTCCGTCAATACTACGTGCCTCAGAAAGTTTTGTTTGATAGAGTTTCTGCATTTGTTGTTGCACTTGCAAACTGTTTGTGACAGGATATGCTAAGTCTAAAGATAATTTTGCAGTTAAAACATCTACAAACATTGGATCAAACAAATTAGTGTCTGTTATTCTTGCAATGTACAAAATTTTAGCAGTACCTTCATCTGTTAATAACACTCTACCGTGTGTTGCTACATTTTCTACTTTAAAAATGTAATCTGGATATTCCATTTCTAATACTCTTAAACAATATGGATTTGTTGGTAATGAGTATTGATAATTAAACCCGTATGCAGGGGTATCTGATAATTTTGCTAAACTTGCTCTTGTAATTGCAAAATTCCAAGGGTGAGATCTTAAAACTGCATCTCTTGCATCTGTATAAAATGCATTACACAATCTGGCTCTTTCTGTATCATCTGTTAACGAAGTGATTGGATCATCACCTAAACGTCTTAGAGCATTTGAACAAATTGATACTTCTGTAGCCATAATATTTTGAATATATCAAAGGGGCGATTATAATTCAATATATATCGCCCCTTATAGTTTTTTTAGTTATTTATTACTCAACAGCGTAAACTACTGCAACTTTAATAGTTCCAGAAGCCGTACCGCCACCTATAGTAATTAAAACATCTGTTTCAGCAGTATTTTCATACCCGAAACCGTCAATGCTTCCATCTTCTGACATAACTACTTTACCAGCAGTTGCCGCCGCAGTTGCACCAACATATCTTGTTGCGCTTCCGCTATCGCCTACTGATAATGTAACACCAGAACCTAAAGCGTCGTGATGTACGATTACATCATACACAACAGCGCCTTTTGGTAATCTAGCAACTGAAATATCAGATGGATTAGCCAAAGAAGATGCTTCGTAACTGTCGTATTGTATTCTCAATTTACCGTGAGCATACTGTGATGAAGTTTTTACAACTGGATCAGCAGTAATGTTAGTAAAGTTAGATCCTTTTACACTAGCCATTGTTCATCCTCCTTATTATTCCGCACAAGCGATTTCAACTACTTTTTCGTCTTCTACTCTTGTAGCGCCGATAGTCATAGATAAAAATACTTGTGTTGCATAGTTTTTGTCTGCTCTTTCAGATATTTTTGTACTCATATCTTTTCCAACAGCCAAACCTATTGCTGATTTAGTGAATGCTAATACTTGTCTGTCGCCAGATCCATCTGTTCCAAGTCTTTGACTTCTTATAAACTTGAAACCCATAAATGTATCTATTGCACCTTGTACTAGCGCCTTAACTGTAGCATAGTCCGCAGAAGTGATTTTTTCTAATGCTAGAAGATCACTCATTTGTTTCGCAGTACAGATTAGGTATCTTTCTTCATCTGGATCAACGTCAGCCGCATCAAGAATTTCTTTAGCGCTGATTAGTTTTTCCAATGAAAGACCACTAGAACCTACTGCTACTTTTTGACCTGATGGTAATGGAACAGATGTTCCACCACTTACTCCTGCAAAGGCATTTCCAGTAGCCGCCGCAATAATTGCGTCGTCCATTGCTCTACCCATTGCATAAGCACCAGCTTTTGCGTACTCGGACTGAGGCGATATAAGCATTCTTACTTTATCTTCTTGATCTATAAGATCTGCCCAATCGTAGTCCTCCATAGTTACTCGTCTTCTAGAATGAGGCGTGTCCACTCTTGGAGTGTCAGCGTGTCTAGAAGTTCTTTTTAGTGCCGCAGTTGACCCAATTCTTTCAAAAAAGTGCGATTTACCTGTAACACTCTCAGATCTTACCGCATCTCTTAATCTAGAACCTTTTTGTTGAGCCAAATGAAACACATTGCTTTTATATTGTTCTACAAAAGCAGTTGTTATTTGAATTGACATTTTATATGTCCTCCTATTAAAAGTTAAGAATAGTGGGCGTAATACAAATGTACTAAACCATATTCCGTTTTATGTCGGCTTTTGTCCTTACGGGAAACCTTATCGTAAACGATACGATCAATCGGAAGTTTAAAGCCATCACGGCTACCTACTCGTTGTCCTAATAGGGCGAAATCGGTGTTGTAATTATATCACAATTTTTAATTAAACACCAAATGCTTTTTCGTGTAACTGTCGCATTTTTTCAACAGCTAATTGGTCGCCTTTATGATAAGGATGACTACTATCTAGCATAATCTTATTGATTTCTTCTTTTGCATCTAAAGGCGATACAGCTAATCTATTATTTTGTGTATTTTTAGCCATATCTTCGGTTACTTCTTGCCCTAATCTTGCAAAAAATTTAATAACAGCAGGATTATTACCAGCAGATGAATTATTTAATAAATCTTTTAATTCATCATCACCATAAACATCTAATGCTCTAGTAGCGGCTCTTACGTTTTTATCATAATCGTATCCCCACTCTTGTTTTAGCATTTGTTCTGTTTTATCTTTTTCCATTGCAATAGATGCAGGTTCATTTTGCATTTCGTATTTAATGCTATTAACTTGATAGTCTAATAATGCATTAACTTGCTTGTTATTTAAACCTATTTTATGCGCCACGTTTTTAAACTCATCAACATTTTCTTTTTTAAAATATTGTTCGTATTCTTGTGGTATTTTAACTTCATATTTATTAGGATCTTCTGGTCTTCCTAATTTATTATAAAGTTCATTGTATTCATCATCATTTTTAGGCAATGGTATTCTACTACCTAAAACTTTTTGTTGATGTACTACAGTTTTTGCTAAACTTTCTATATCTTTAAAGTTTTGCAATGTAGCGTCATTTTTTAGTTCGTCTGGAAGCGTTGATCGCCAATCTTGATTATCACCTCCCGATCCAAGTATAGTGCTGACTTCTTGCTCTTGTACTGGATTGTCGTTTGTGGTCGTTTGTGTATCAGACATCTTTTTCCTCCTTTATTAAGTTGATTATTCTGATGATAACACTTCGTTGTCCTTCACGAAATGCTGTTTCATATGGATCATCTTTTGTGTAAGATGATCTATGATAGTAAGCTGAGTTTAAATCAGCAAACACTCTTTTACCTTCTGGTGTATCAAATGTAGTCTGGTAATCTTGTTTTAATTGTTTATGATCTTTGTTTTCAATATCCATAAATTAAATTAGGCCTTGTTCTCTAGCGGCTTGTTCTGCTTGTTCCATTCCTTCTTGCGCTTGTGGTTGTCCTAATTGGTTCATTGCTTGACCTTGTGTTAAAGCTGTTTGTGCTTGGGCTTGTTGTAATTGTGCTTGTTGTTGTGCTTGTTGCATCATTGCTCTTTGTTCTCTAATATCATTAACATCATTAATATCTTTCATAATAGTTTTAGGAACACCTAATAATTTTGCTCTCATTCTAATTGCTTCGTCGTGATCTATATTATCCATAATAGCTGGATCTATTTGTCCAATATTCATAGCAAGTTGATATAATCTTTCTATTGCTACAGCTTCTTCCATTCTTTGTGAACGTGCTAATGGGCCAACGTATTCAATATCAATTTTTGTATCACCAATAATTGATGGTGCTTGATCTAAAGCGTTAGCACGATACATAATTCCAAATACACGTTCTATTAATGGATTTAAAAATTCTGTTTGAAATCTACCTAATGTTGGGCCAAGTAATCTTTGCATTAATTCATATCTTACTTGTACTTCGGTAGCTGTCATTTGTGGGCCATCTTGTAATTGTAATTGATCTGAATAATATGCTTGTCTAATTGCAGTTCTTAATTGATTTTCTTTTAAATCTGTAATTTGCCA